TCATCGGATCGCCGCTACTTGTGGCGCGAAGGGTATTCGGAGATGCAGCCACTGTTTGACCGGTAACAGGGTCTATAAAAAAGCTGTCAATGTAAGAAGCTTGACCAGGGCGATCAGCTATAAACTCTCCAGTGATAGCATCATACACCGGCTTTGCACTGTATCCAGTAACACCACCATAATTTACAGCGTCTGGCATGTTACCGCCGGCAGCCGTATCTGTCGGAGCGGTTAGCCCAAGCATGCTTGCCAGGTCAGACGTATTTGCAAACGCAGCATTTTGCATTGGAGTAAAAGCAGCGCGAGTAGGGCCGTAAGTTAAAGGCACCGGTCCAATACGGCTTACTTCTTCAGCTAACCTTAAATTTCTTCTGGCAGCATCCTCCAACCAGTCTGGAATTTCCGCTTTTTGTGTTGAACTGGCTTTACCCATCTAAATCTCCTTAACAAAACTACTGTGCATGGGTTTCCATCCATGCTCTGCCAAAGGCTTTTTCCATCCAAATCGTCCCGTCATGTTTAATGCCTCACACCCTTGACCTTTTGCCCAGGATATCACGTCTTCATGCATACCTAAAATTTCTGTGAGATCGCCGCCTCCAAGAAAAATATTTAACACTTTCATTTTTGGATATTTTATTATTTCTGTGACTAAACAACTGTTCTCAGCAGGCCAAAGTTGCATTGTTCCTTTATACAAACCTTCATAAACATCAATGAGGTCATGTGTGCCGCCAGTATATTCTAAAGCAGCTTCAATATATTTCTTACATCTATTAAACTCTTTAGTTCCTAAAAAGTCGTTAGGGCTACTCGTTTCCATATTGCGGTGCTTCCATCATAACTTGCGGTACAAACGTAAATATAATTTTGGTCCCAGGCGATCATTCCTGGCTTATTTCCTGGCGCTCCAGTGCTTGATGACGGCGTCGCCTGTTTCATTGCCACTTGCCTAAATTGATTTTGAGAACTGACAACAGGGTAATTGTTTTCGTCATCCCATAGAAAAACACCATTTTCGGAAGGATTGTCGTCACTTGTTTTGAAAAATAGTTTGCCTAAATTTCTCGACAAATAAACATTAAGCTGGCGACCCCATTGCCTGAGGTCTGGTCCTAATACTGGTAAGTTTACTGGCATTATCTGCGTCCTCCAGGTTTAGCCTCTAGGCGCATAACTCCCACACGCCAATCCGCTGGCTGGTCACCAGTGACGCGCATTCGAAGTTGTCTACCGGTAAACCTCAAAGAAGTAGGGTTGGAGGGATTAAAAGGACCGTAGGTCCGCTCAGTGTCGTTCGGATGAAACCTCGTTTTAAACGACATTTTAACATCGCCTTGCGTTTTTTCATCTGGAATTACTGAATTTATCTTCAACATTGTATCACCGTTGCTCAACGAAATGGGACCGGTTTCAGCGAATTGCGATTGACCGTCATAATTAAGTCCGACTTCATGTTGATAGATTATTGATTTTTCTAAGATGTTAGCTTTTTGGCCCATTTGTGAATGTGAGGAGCAGAAAAAATAGAGGGTAGGGGTATACTCTCCAATTAATATTTCTGTGTAACTGCCAGCCGTTCCAGGAGTTCCAACCTTAGTCACCCCAGTAGTATATTCTACACCTCCACCCCAAACGCCGTCTGGTTGAGCTGAGAACCGAAGAGGGTGGCCATCATTCGAAATGTCGTCCTGCTTAAACCGGTAAGTATTACCTTTAATCAAATCAATTGACGGTGCAGAACCACTGTAAGTTGAAATGTAGAATTTATTTCCGTTATCGGCTGCCACTGTTACATCATATTCGACAGTCTTTGTTTCTTGGCCAGCAAGGAATGGGTATGCAAAAACACCGCGACTAACTCCCGCAGTTCTTGACAAATCACCAATAAGCCAGTGTTTTTCTCTATAATCATACGCCACATATCGATTTATTTCTAATGAGCTTTCAGAGCAATAAAACCACCAAACTTCGTTATTTGGACCATTGGCAAAAGCCCAGACTTTAGATTGTTGAGCGCTATTGAAATCACCAAAAACGTAGTCGTGCACATCGCAAGGAAGAACTTGGACGCTGTTGCCATCAAAGTAGAAAAAGTTTTCTTGACCCATCCAAAAAGCACCCTGGTCGGTTGCAATTGCAGAAAGCCTTGAAATAGCCCCCGAGTGCGTCGATATCCTTTGAAAGGAATACACATACGGGGGACCAACGTATACCGCGAGGTGACTATCTGTGTCTGTTAGTATAAGAGTTCCAGCTCTGGTCCTGATCCCTTGCATGATTTGTCCGGCTGTTTGTAATTCAATATCGCCAGCCTCATTTGTTACTGCCGGCGTCCAGTCGTTAATATTTTCTTTATCACACCAACTAACGCGCCTAGCATTCCCCCCAGCTCCCAGCGCAAAAATAAATCTTTCCTCAGTCACTAACTGACTTTTGTTGTTTATAGGTGCGTTAGTAATGGGTTCGATAACAGTTTTTTGTTTTAAGGTAACATTATCAATATAAAAATTTGGAGTGTTGTAAGCGCCAGGAATAATTTCTAATTTTGCTGCGACGTCATCTGTTCCAAAACGAAAAGTATTTTTTCCGATAAATAAATTTTGATTAACAAATTCTGTCGTGCTTGTAGTGCCCACCAGTTTGAGTGAAGCCACTGGCACAGTAGAAGAATTGTTGTCGTGATCTAGATCAACTATTGTTACCTCTAAATCAAAACTGTCTTGATCATCTCCAATGTTGTGCGTGAATGTGTGCGTTGTTCCTAAATTTAAAGTTAGTATATGCGCTGAACCAATATCTTGTCTAAATATATGATCAGTTCCAACGCCAACGCCCGTAATATCGATGGCCGATCCCCCAGAAGTTTCGGAAAGCTGAAACTCAGTGCTAGACGAATTTATTATAAAATAGTTAGAGCCTGAAATTAAACCAGCTATATCGGTCCCACCATTATTGGAATAAACAACTTCCTCACCGTCAGAAAAAGTATTAGCTGTTATAATCTTGTCTAGTGACGCATCCACAACGGCCGTATCAGCGCTATCAATGGTAACTGAATTATTATCATTTAAAGTTATTGGCGTTCCGCCAGAAGTTGATGCTAATTGAAATTCAGAACCTGTTGCATTTACGATAAAATAATTATTCCCATCAACAAGACCATTTATTGAAACGCCGCCGCCTATACTATAAATAACCTGGCTGTTGTTAGAGAATGTATTTGTTGCAACAATCTTGTCGTTAGTAGTGTCTACAATAACCGAGCTATCTGCATCAAATGTAAGACTTAACGGCGCTGTCAAATCTATTGCAGTACCACCAGAAGTCGCAGCCAGTTTAAAATTTGACGAATTATTTTCAATTACAAAATAATCTGTTTCATTGATCAAACCGCCTATGGAAACGCCATTGCCGTTTGAATATCTTACCTTTGTATTTGCGGCAAAAGTGTTAGCCACTACAATTTGATCAGTAGAAGTATCAACTATTGAGCTGTTGTTTGCATCAACAGTTACCGCGTTTGTGTTAGGAAGCAATCCAGTTATAGTTTGATCTAAATTACCAAAATTTATTCTTTCGAGCTCGTGATTATCACCAACATCAACACGAAATTTATGAGCTGACCCAATATCTAAATCAAAAGTATGCGTTGTGCCTATGACTTGCGTAAAACTGTGATTAGTTCCAGCTCCTAAAGCTGTAAGCGCAATAGCTGCGCCACCTGACGTTGCGCTAAGTTGAAATTCTGTGCCCGTCGCGTTGACAATGAAAAAATTTGTTAAGTTAGTTAAGCCAGTAATGTCAGTCCCGTTGCCGTTAAAATAATTAACCTCTTCTCCATTAACAAAAGTGTTTGCTGCTACAATTTTATCATTTACCAGGTCGACTACTGCCGCGTCACTGCCGTTTACAGTAACCGCCTTGAGCGCTGTCAAATTTATAGCTGCGCCACCTGACGTTGCAGCAACTTGAAATGTATCGGCTGTTGAAGAAACTACAAAGTAATCAGTAGCATCCACCAATCCGTTAATGTCAGTTCCAGTGCCGCTTGAATACTTTATTTCGTTGCCATCGCTTAAACCATGCGCTGTCGAAGTTATGGTTTCTGTAGCAAAATCGATAGTTTGGGCATTGTCGATTGTTGTTATAGCATTTCCCATCAATGCGCCATGCACGGTGCATTGGTATGTCAGGTTTGCAGGGGCGTTTGCTGGGACTGCAAAAGTAATATTAGCGCCTGGCTGGCCAATTGTTCCATTAAGGGCAACTCCTGTTGTGTAGGCTGTGCCTCCGTCAAAAATCCCTAGTGGATGGCCGTTATTGCTAGCGTCACTAACATCAAAAGTATACGTCTGCCCTCTAACTAACTGAAGCGTTGGCTTTTCTGCACCATCTAATGCAAAAATATTAGCGCCAGCTACGTTCACGACTGTCACCGCATAATTTAATGGGCCAACTACTGTATTATTTGGATCTATGGTTGTTGTGGGATCTACGCCTAGATCTATTGCTGCACCACCCGAAGTTGCTGAAACCTGGAATTCTGAGCTCGTTGCATTGACGATAAAATAGTTAGCGTCATTGGTTAAATTAGTAATAGACGTGCCGCCGCCATTTTCGTAGGTTACATAATCGCCATTAGAAAATGTATTAGCTGTTATAATCTTATTATTGGCTACATCTTTAATTGTTTCGTCATCAGCGTCAAAAATAACTTCATTGTTAGGCGTGATATTAATAGCTGCGCCGCCAGAAGTAGCCGACAATTGGAAGGTGTTTGCTGTAGCAGAAATGATAAAATAATTGGTGGCATCTGTTAGACCGCCAAGAGCTGTAGCAGGGGAGGCTGGCACGTTATAGGTAATCTCATCGCCGTCAGCAAAGTCATGTCCCGTTATTGTTATTGTATCGGTTGCCGGATCAACAATTGTTACATCGTCAGCATCAAAAGTTGGCTTGTACTGTGCATACTTTGCATATTGATCAGTAGTTATTGACCAGTTAGTTCCTTTCGTCCAATCGCTGTCAGTAGCAAAGTCACCATTTGTAATTAGATCAGCTCCAATAGCCGTCGCCAGATCCCACAATAAAAGCCGCCCATCTGTAGTGCAAAGCATTGTTAACTTTTCGCCAAAGTTATCAAAAATCCAAACTGTGCATTCTTCTGGGATACTGTCGCTCGTGACCGGCCTGGGCTGGCCGTAAGTAGCAGTCCCATAGTAATTAAATCCGTAGCCGGTAGAAACGTTTGCATCAACACGACCAACGGGCAAATCATCAGGCGTAAGCTCGTAAGCAACACCAGCGCCTGTCATAACAACAATTGAATTTGCGCTGCCGCCTGCAACCCAAGCAGTTCCGCCGTTTGATTGCCAAGTGTGCATTCCTCGCACTGGATCTTTCGAAAATCCAAATTTTCTAACAGACCAACCTCCAACTGGACGCAAACTACCATCCATCCAGCGAACAAGAGATCCTTCTCGCCATCTTCCGCTTTGCTCAAGTTCTGTTCCGTTACGATAAAATCCGGCTGGTATGTCCAAAGGTAAAAGAGCCATTAGGTTGTTGCTCCAAACATTGTTCCGTTGTTTGTTAGTGTGTATGTATTCCCAGTGTCTTCAACGGCTTTGCCGCCTGCACCGCCAGAGCCATTAGTAGTGCGGCCATTAGCGCCGTTTCCTCCTGCCGCGCCCCAACCGCCGCCACCTGCACCAATTACTGTATCACCACTTCTTCGCCCATTAGTTCCATTTTGACCGCCTGCACCACCCGTTGCTATGTTTCCTGCTTGTGTAATAAATTGAACTGTTGGGTTACAATCAGCACCAGGCAGAATACGACCACCGCCGCCTGCTTTTCTACCGTACTGAGTGCCGCTACTATTTTCTGCACGATAACCACCAGTGCCGCCTGCTTGTGCTGTTTGTGATGTAACAGAGATAGATTGAGCTGCTGCCGCGTTCAAAACAGCCCCAACATGACCAGTTGCTAAGTTTTGGTTACTAGTCCCTGCCGCATTGCCGCCATTTCCTCCGCCTGCGCCTCCCCCTCCTGGTCCTTTTGCCTGAGCATTAGCATTTGATGTGCCGCCACCGCCGCCACCGCCTGCTATAAATGCACCAGAGACATTTTCAATAGTAACACCACTTACACCAGAGTTAATGCGAATTGCAGGGCCACCAGCGCCACCATTGTAACCTGAAGTTCCTGCGCCATTACCGCCCTTACCAATAATTTTACCATTATTTATAATTGTGCATGGAATATCTATGGTCATTGCTGCCACTGAGGTACTATCTGACCAAATCCACCAACTTGCAGGAATACTTAAACTTCCGCCGCTGCTTATATAATCACTAACGGTAATTTGTTGCAGCGAGTTTTGGCCGTTTATAATAACAGGGGTAGCGATAGTTTCTATACCTACTAAACTTGCAGTTCCATAAAAATCGCTCAGTGATAAAGGGTTATTATTACCAGGTATACCAGCGGCCGCAGCATAATATTCGCTTAAACTTGTAGGTGCAGAACCACCAAATTCAGTTTCGATTTGGCTCAGTGATATTGCTCCGCTAGATTGTAGTGCCATTATGTAATAGTTCCAAAGCCTGTTACGTCACCGGTCACAATTAAATTGCCGTTTGTGTCAAGTTTCATTTTGTTGTTTCCGCCGGTAGCAAAATATAAAGATCCGCCAGTTGCTGTAATAGTCCAGGGTCCAAAAGCCACTGAATTTGCAGTTAGAACGTCAAATGTTGGAGACACAGAGCCAGAAGTTAAATTGCTGCCAGATGCAGTCTCGTTTGCATTAACGGCAGTCACAATACTATCAAGAGCGGTATTTATTTCCTGACCCCAAGAATTTTCACTACCGCCGATCACCGGCTTAGTAATACTTATTGGCATAAATTTATCCTTACATTGTGTTGCATTACCTATACCATTTTAGGTGCTTTCACTCCAAATATCTGTGTTGTCTACCGTAGTTTCATCGAATGAAGGAGCGCTTGGAGCTGGCGCATTTGTAAATGTTTCTTGTGGTATTTCGGGCGTGTCAGTCCAAATCGAAGGAGTAACACTCACTTCATTGTATATTTCATCTAAAGGTAAACTTATTTGAAACGGGAAAGCACCCAACCCAACACTAGGCAACCCAAAGGTAATATCACTAGATGCGAAATTTATTTGTACTGTGACTGAGGTTACATCGACTGTTGGCTGGGGAAAGCTTAACTCAGTAGCAGTCAACGCATAATTTTGCGTTACTGTTGTAGTGTCTATTGTTGGTATACCTAAACTTATATCAGGAGCGCTCAGATGAACGACAATTGATGCAGTAAGCGTATTTATTTCAGGATTTCCGCTTGTTATATCTGAAGCTGCAAAATCATAATTTATTGTGGTATTTGCTGTAGGAATATCCGGCGCACCAGTAATCAAATCTTCAGATGAAAAAATTCTATCTTGGCTGAATACGGCCGCGTCTATTCTTACTGTACCCGTAAGAACATTAGGCGCACTAAAATTTTCGTCCTCAACCATTTGGACATTTGGAACTGTAATGCCATTTCCATTGTAGACGCCTGCAAGATCGTGAACTTGAGTAATTGTTGCAGCATCAACAATAGGCGCACCCATCGTCAAATCTGGGGCTACAACAGGGGTACTTGCAGTAAGTGCCGTTGTGTCAATCACTGGATTGCCAGCCGTTACATCATCACCAGCCAAAAGCTTGTTAACAACCATAACAGTGCTATCAATTGTTGGGTTAGCTGTAGAAACGCTTACTGGAATAATAACATCAGAGCCGCCAACATCAGATATTGGAGATCCTGATATGGGTTGAAAACCTAACACTATCTTTTCTCGTAACCAAAATGCTCAAAGTCATCGTGGAAAATTTCGTTAATAATCCAAATGTTTTGATCAGTTAAAATATGATCGTCGTGATCCGCTGCGTTTACAACATCGCCAAGTGTTAAACCATGATCGCTAAAAGCCTGTTCTAGCTCAGTTTCTAATTTATAATATCTAACTGGGCGATCACTTTCGATATGCTTTTTTTGGGTATCGCGCATATCATAAAGAAGTGTTTTCATATTTAAAAATTGTTCGAAAGTTGAGCAATTTTCTTCACCATACAAGTCTCTGGCTCTGTTGTAACAATCTTGAATTCTGTCGTATGGATTTCTTACAATTGCCCAAACTTCAGCATCTTCAGCAACGTGGTTTTCCCAATGTTGAAACCGAGACAAATAAGACATAGGACCATATTCTTTTTCTTGAAAAATTGGATGAACATGGCTTTCAGAACCGCCGCGATCAACGTAGGCTTCTTTAACTGCAAACCCGGCACAACGCGGAACATGAATAAAAGCCCAATCAGGAGTTATAATCATTCCGGCACCCACTTCATACTCATAGTTGAATATGGATTTCCTATTTTAAAATTTACTGGATAGCGCAAACTTCTAGAAATTATTTTTAAAGCCTTCCAGACAGTGCCGCCTTGGTCAGTCTCGCAAACATATTCGTCGCAACCATGCGCTTTAATAAAGCTCATCAAATCATCCCACAATTTAGGATCTACAACTAAAGGAGAATTTGAAGCAGCTCTTTTTCCTGAAAGAAATGTGTTAGTAATAAATTTTTCGTTTTCTTTTCTGCCAACAGCGTAACCAACAGGAACTGCAACAACTTCATTATGTTTTTCGTAAATTTCTATAAAGCAACCAGACTTATTTTTTTGTAAGTCAAATTCTTCTTTATAAATTTTTTCCCATAATTTTTTATTATCTAACGGTGATTGAATTTTTTCAGCATATCTATTTTTTTCTAAATATTGATTTGCAACGTTAAAACTATAATCAAATACTTTGTTGAAAATGTTTTGATTAAACGTGTTTGTTATGGTGGCAAAATAAGTCATATTGAATAATATTCCAATGTCCACAAACTCAGTGTTTGCCTATTGTTAACTAAATTTGCATTTGCAGTACCATTTGCACCGGTTGTTAATAGACTTGTGTCATTGGCCGTGTAGTAGCGAGTTGGAGAGATTTGTACTCCATTGTAAAGCTCATTTGTTGGACCAATAACTGCAACACCATTATATTTTGCAATAAAATAATTATCAGCTACGTTAGGCTTTCTAAAATTGTAACTGCCACTTACAGCAAGAGCGCCTAAAGTGCCGTTAAATCCTTGAGCAAGTACAGTGACACCTTCGCGATATCCTGCACTAACACTGTTTTTTAAAACATTAAAATCTCTAATTATAAAACCTTCAACATTAGGATCTGTTATAAAATCTTGAGAGGCTGTTATAGCTGTACTGCTTTTAAAACTAACATACCCGGCCGAAGCGTTTTTGCCTGTTGTTGTTGGTGCTATTTGTGTAGCTGACATAGTATATTTGAGGGAAGGTCCACCGCTTGCACCGTACCACTCATCAAAACCCATTTGCGTTGCGCTAGTTTTACTAATTAAATTTAAAATATCAGTGTCGTTGATGCCAGCTTGCGTGGCAGTTGTACCACCAGCTTCAACGTGAATGTCATCTAAAGAAATAGGGCCGCTAGTTTGTAACGCCATTTTCAAGCTTCTCTATTTTATCTGATAAGTCTTTAATAGCCTCGATAAGCAACGGAACTAATTTGTCATAATAAACCGTTAGATATTCATCGCTGATCGGTGCTTGGGTTACAACTTCTGGCAATACGGCTTGCACCTCTTGGGCTGATACGCCAACTTGCATGTCACTGTTTGCATATCCTAAAGATTTTGCAGTTTCGTTTTCAGTAAAATAGTAACCATTTAAGTTTTTTATTTTACTCAATGCGTCTTCAATATGCCCGTGAAAATGTTTTAAACGCTCATCCGAATAATAGGCAGTAACGTTATTTGTTGCTCGTATCTCGCCAGTTGTCCCACTAGCAGGGGTGCCAACTCCAAAACTACCTAATTCAACACTGCTCGATGTAGTTGCTATTAAAGCACCGGCTGCCGCTACATTTGTTGCATCAGTAACATCAGCATTAGCCTCTATACCGTCTAGCTTTGCTCCGTCAGTTGCTAGGTCACGCCCGTCTACTGTTCCGGCAACGGCAACATTATTAGAGCTATCTTCAAAAACAACTTTTCCGGCTGGCATTGTGCAGAAAATATCTTTATCTCCAGCGCTCCAATTTACAGCCGCACCAGAGTTTGTACTATCTAAAATTGTTGTCCTGGATAGGGTCGTTCCGCTAGCTGTATAAGTTCCGATCCCAACCTCGTAATCAGTCCCATCAGTACAACAATAATAAGTGTCGTTTCCGTCACCAATATTTGCAAAAGATTGAAAGCCAGTTTTTGCCCCAGCTAAAGTAAAGGTTCCCGTGCCAGTTGTTGTAGTGGTTTCCTGGACGCGGTCGTCAATGACAGTTGCCATTTCACTCTCCTAATTATGATGGATCAGGAATTCCGATATCAAGCGTTTCTAGCGAAAACGTATTTCCAGACGCGACAGATTGTGAAGCTGTAAGAGATCCAGTTACTAGCAATCGGCTATTTGATGTGTCTGTAATGCTGTAATGCGTAGCGGTGCCTGTGCCGGTAACAGACGCCGCGCTAATGGCTGACATAGTTACCTTTCGACCTCCGCCAGTCCTGTCAGCCGGTGAGGCAATTGTTATGCTTGTTGTGTTGCCTAGTGTGTAAGTGCTTGTCGCTTCAGCATATGTCGTTGGCTCCTGGCTGCAAATGTCCACCCTGTTAGCTTCGGAACTTAAAACCGAGAGTCCCGAATCCAGTACTCTGTCCCCAATAGTTGCCATTTAATAACTCCTTATTTTCATGCGACGGCCGGAGCCGCCATGCTTCGCTAATTCATTTTCATTGTTGAGGGTTTCTACCGCCGACGCATAATAAGACGCCCAAACGCCTACGCGCTCATCCTCCATAAGATACGGAGCTGATTGTAACAGAGTAGAATATAAATAAAGATCGGGATAATAAGTGATAACCCAATTTGTTGCGTTAGAAGAATTTAAACCGTCTATAGATCCGTAATACAAAAGCTCTAAATTGTAAGCTGCTGAAGGGGTAGGGAATACCTCTATAGCGCCATCAACTATTGCGTAATAAGATGGCTCACCAGAAGAATTTAAGGCTTCCGATCTAAAACCTCCGATTTCATTATTACCGGCTAACTCTAGTATTTTTGTATCCGCCGTATTTAACGTTAACCTAATCGGCGCGATAAAGTCAGAAGGTAAAGAGGTGAACTGAGTATCTAATGTTGCAGTCACTCTTTTTTCCATGCGCCAATGCCGAATATCTCTATTCATCCTGGCTTCAGCTAAACGGATAAAAGTTGGAATGACCGTTGTTAAGTCATCACGATTAAGAAAATTTGCTATTTCAGTTTGTAGCTCTGTGAAATTTGCCAGGGTCATTGCAACTTGCCCTCTCTTCTAAAATATTGCTCAAGCTCCTTGAACATTGGTTTAGCTGCATTGGCAGCTCCCCTTACAACAGGTTTGGCAAATGGAGCTAAAGACAATGCAGCGTCGCCAGCGCCCAGGGCAACATTGCCAAGCTGGCCTAATACGCCAGGCATACCATTCATAGCGTAGGCATCCGGTATATTTCGTGCACTGTCATAAGCGTCTTCCACGCCCATCGCAGTCCCAACGACTGGCATAAAGCCGGCGACGTTCATTACTTGCCTGGCAACTCTAGGATTGCCCGTTTTCTGCAAAACATAATCAAAAATATTATAGCCGATCATGTTGTCGGTGTTACTGGCATCCATTGCCTTTTGCAGCTCTTCCTGAGAAAATTTATAGCGAGCATCTACGCCGCGACCTCGATTGCGTCCGCTAAGCTCCATGTTGGCTTCTCGCGGCTCAATCATTTCAAAAGCTTCGCCGTCCACGCCAAGCTCTATGTCGTACTTGCGTCGTACTTGTTGGTCTTTTAATCCTGCAACCTTGTTTCTTATGTTTGCTATCTTATCGCTCATTGCGCCCTCATGTTGTAATAAAGGGGGCTCTCAGGTTGCCCTGGTTGCGGTTGTTGCATTCCTACAGCGCCCAAGACGCCACCAGCTCCAAATGGCACAGATAACAAGCCTCGGTTCATAATAAAATCAAACAAAACCTGTTCAGATGTTTGGCCAGTTTCTGCCGCTTTTGTAGCAGCTCTATCTCTCATGGCTTGCATGAAAGTAACCTGGCTCTCGTCAGCAACTTTAGTTTTTCTGGCTGCGCCCATCCATAATGCTGCTTGAGCTTGAGGACCAGTTAAACCCATTTCCTGGCCAAGCTCATACATAAAATCTTCAAATGCTTTGTATTCGTTGTCGTTTGGCATTTCGACAAAAACGCCAGGATACTCTGCAATATCGTCTAGTTCTAGAACACCATCAGTAACAGATTTTTGAGCTTTAAAAGTATCAACAATTTTATCTCCAGCTTGACGCTTACCAAAATATTTTTTTGCCTTTGGAAATTTTTCTAAGATCTCTTTTCTAAATTCTGCCGATACATCGCCGCCAGTTTGCAACCATCTTGGATCTTTAGAAGCCATAGCAATAAATCTTGTAAAATGCATATCGGCAGCAAAATTTTTCGCTGAACCTTTAAGTGACTGCGCGAAGCCTTTTGGTTTTGGATTAACAACAGCCGTTGAAGCTCTTTTAGTTATGTCATCCATTTGTGGAGCGCCATCCCAACCACCTCGAAGCTGATCGGCAACAATTAACTCTTGGTTTCTGCCAGCTAAATGTCCGTAACCTTCTTCGCGAGATTTAGCTATAGGAGACGTGTCATCAACGCTTCGTGCGTCTGCCAAAGCTTCTCTGTAGGTTTGGTTGCTGCCTGGCATTGCAGAGCTGTCGTAAAGACGCTGATTAATAGCTGAAGCATTCGCCACATTTGGTGGTACTTTAGATCTGGGAGAAGCTGCACCAACTAGGTCGATATATTCTGACCATCTTCGGTGACCTTCGTTTTCACCATGACCGGCGATAAACCAATCTCGCAGCTCTTCAGTGTTGTACCAATCTTCGCCAACATCTAAGCCGTTTTCGATATTATCTAAAATTTCTTGACGCATAGGGTTATTGGGCTCTCTTAGAGCTGCCATAGATTGCTGCATTCGAGCAGAAATGCCGCGACCAGGTTTTACGTCGGGATCGTATCT